CTTATTACCGATCGATTCAATAAGTTCGGGAGATGGCTGTTCTACTGATGCAAGTGCCTCACGACGCATTACTTCGTTACGTTCCAAACCGTGCTTTGCCTTCATGTAAAGATCAACCTTGCGTCGTTTATCCTTGTCTATATTCTTGCCATCTCTGGATAAGCGGGCAACCTCGTTCACTAAGGCGGCAAATTCATTCGCTTTGAAATGGTTCACATCATATTCTGCCCGTCCCTGCGTCGTATTCTCGTAGATATAGGCATCCTCATAATCTTTTACTTTGTGTCCCGTCTCTTTCTCTACAGCCTTTTGAAAGTCACGGATGTGAATCTTCTGGTCTTGGTAGCCTTCACGGAAACGCTTGTAGAATTCACGTGTCATAGCGAAAAAACTTCTCGCACCTTCCGATACTGCACCAATGGTCCGTATCATTGTTCTTCTGTCTTCCGATGGAGTATTAAGTATTGTCCCGCCATGCACCAAGGGATCACGGAACAACAATGTATCACGCATATTTCCATCTTTGGCCACTTTATGAATGATCGTAACAAGTGAATCACCTTTTTCAAGACGGTTCTTACTCTTCCATAACATATAAGCAATATCTTCATCCCGCATACGCAAATCGATTCCCAACGACCGGAAAAATCCGCGGATGGCCGATTTTATCTTTTGCCAAATGGACGGCTCGGATACACCATTTTCTGCAACAGAAGCCAAATACTCTTCCGTCGCGATCCTGAAGTCTCCCCCATAGCGGGAAAGTCCGGCACGGGTAACCTTACGGCGCACATCTTCCGGTAGGTTGCGATAGACAGAATCCATCATGTCGTCAAACTTTTCTCCTAATAGTCCGCGAAGCCCTTTATGCGCAACGACCTCGTGTAAAACGGTCGCTTGTGCGTCGGCGATGTTTTCAGCATTGGGCAAAACCAAATATACTTCGCCAGTTTCCATATCATACCAACCTTTGGACCCTCGTTTCTTCCGTTGAGTATCTTTGTCCTCGTCCGTGATATCGTTTATATCCCGGATGATGTGTATCGGAATATGTAGGCTACTTGCCAATTCATCAATGGCTGCCACCTGTGAAAACTTAGACGAGGTTTCCATTAAAGAATCGGAAGCACTGCGGAAGCGGACATTCTTATCGTCTTTACGATTGATATGAGACTGCGCTTCATCCTCTTCTCCGATATTAACGATATCGGTAGCAGTTTCAACAGTTTTATCCATTTCTGCATACTTGGCCTCCTTTTCCTGCAGCTCTTTTTTCATCAGTTCGGCATACTCTTCAAACTGTTTTTTCGCCTGCACCAGTTCATCCTTATATTCGAAAGGCTTACCTTCTCTCGACAAAAGCTGTTCCAATTCAGCCTCGTTATGCTTTTTACTATTCTTAGCAACTTCCAACCTGTTGGCATCATCTTTACCCGTAATCACATTCTTTACAATGTCTTCAATAGCATTTCGTAGTAACGATTGCTTCACAGGCACTGCCTCTAAATCAAGTTCGGGACAGGAATAGTACATTTTACGATGTACTTCTACAAACAAAGCACCACCGTCCCGATTCATTTCCTTTTGCAAAAAGGTTTTTACTTTAAAAGTGAAATTGCTAATCTGCACGGTTAATTCTCGTGTCTGATCACCGGCAATATCACCATCTTTTATCTTCTTGGCATCCGCAAGTATACTTTTATTATATTCTTTGAAAAAATCATCCATGCCTTCAACGGCCGTAAAATGATTTTTTCCAATAACAATCTCTTTGAACTTACCATCGGGAAATGAAGATCGAATATCAGCTAACAATTTGCTGTGTTTCTCAATACGTGCATCTGCGTCTTTAATCAAGCCTTTTAATCTTGGTTTAGCATTATGGATATAGGTTTGATCGGCTTCCCATTGCTTTTTTCTACTTTCATATTTGCGTACATTCTTTTCCGCATTATTTTTCAACATCGCATATTCACTTCCAGAGAGTTGGGCTATAGTATCACCGAACACATCCTCTTCCTCTTCAAGCACACGATTGGACATACTGTTTGTCATTACCTGTTTACCGTTCATGATGCTGTCGGCAATGGCTCCTTTCGTTTTCAAACGTTGGTATGCGGTAACATCCAAACTGTCCTCAACTCCAAAACGCAAGATGCGTACAGGCTTACCCATATCTTTGTGCAAGTTACCTTGTCGCAAGATACGCCCATTGCGTTGGGTATAGTCCATAGGACGGTTGGGCGCATCCAAATGTATCAGTGTATGCAAGCGCTCCTGAATGTTCACGCCCGTACCGAGCGTAAAGGTCGAACCGAGAATCACGCGAACCTCGCCACGGTTTACCTTTTCAAAGATTTCAAGTTTCTTTTTGACGGTCATTCCCGACCTCATTACTACAATCTCATCAGCAGGAACACCCTCTGCAATCAATTTGTCTCTGATGTCATCGTACAGGTTGAAACCGCTCTGCTTGTTTTGGTAATTGTCGGCAAAGATGGCAACCGTACCTTTGTAGTCGGCTGTTTCTTTCAGTGAGCGCAAAGTCTGGCGTACGGCTTCGTTGGTCTTGCTGTTCGGATCGTCCTCCGTATCGGACAGAACCAGTCGGGCATCCACGGCTGCGGCTTTGGCAATACCGTACATCGTAAGAGGAATATGGCTATTCTCTTTCTTTTCCTTGCCACTCATCTGCTCATACTGTTCAAGTTCGTTCTTTACGAACTTCATAATGCTACGCAATGCACGTGTCTGTGGCAGATAAAGATCTTGTGCCTTTCCTCCTTCCATTTCGGGAATCTTGTCCTTTACTCCACCGGCTTCTTTAGTCAGGACGGTATCGGACACTCCCGACCATATACGCACCAGTTCAGGAAGATTGACATATCCGGCGAAACGGTTGTTCTCTTTAAATTTTCCGCTTGTGGTAAACTCCAACATTTGCTGAATGTTACCGAAGTTGCGCACAAAGTCATCAAAGTAATAGATACCGTACTCTTTCATCGTGTCAGCCGGCATGAGATAGCGCATAAATGTCCAAATTTCTGCAGCGGTGTTGCTAATGGGTGTACCAGTGGCGAATATTACGTTCCGTCCGTTGTTCTTTTCCAAAATGGCTTGTGTTTTCAGAAATACGCCTTGCGACTTCTTACTGTATGACGGGTCCACGCCTTTAACTCCGCGTTGCATGGCAGTGGCAAATCCGAGATGCTTATACTCGTGCGCTTCATCTACAAGCAGAGCATCAATGTTCATGTCGTCAAAGTTTTCCACATCGTCAGTCCGACGATCAAGCATTTCCATAGCTTTAACCTCTGCATTCTGCAAGGCTATTGCACGTTTCTTTTCATCGTTGGCAGTACGTTTTTTTGAAGCATTATTTGTAAGTTCGGCAAGCTGTTCCTCTAACAATTCAATTTCCCGTTCAGCCTGTCGAGTAATCATGCTCTTTCCGTCTGGATCTTCCTCTTTCATCTTTTCAAGAATAAGCATCTTCTCCTCAATCTTGTCCTGCACGAAAGCCATTTCCCTTTCCTCGCTATCAGGGATAAATTCAAAGGTCGATTGGGGAACGACAATCATGTCCCAATCGTTGTAGCGTATCTTGGCATAGAAGTTCTTTCTGCCTTCTGCATTACGGTCTGCTTCTTCAAGTGTCAGTATCTTGGCATTGGGGTACAGTTCTTTTGCACTCGCAACAAATTGTCCAACGGTAGCGTTCTGTACTACAATCATCGGTTTGCGTGCAGTCCCTAAACGGCGCATTTCCATAGCGGTGGAGATTAGAGTAAAGGTTTTTCCAGTTCCAACCTCATGGGCAAGCAACAAAGGCTGTTGTGTGCCTCTAACAATGGCTCTGCCTTGATGCGGGCGCATCTTGAACTCATGAGAAGCACCACCGAAATATTCTGGCACAAACTCATCGGGTACGCTCATCGGCACAAAGTTATTGAACGTGTCATTATAGATACGTTCAATTAATGCAGACATTTTCGGATCACTTTGCATCTTCTGCCTTGCCCAATCTTTGAAGTCCTGACGAATTTCGTCAATCTTGGCAGCGCATGCCTGTGTCGCTTCCTTGTCGGTGATGGTCTCGGTTGTGCCGTTATAATGCTTCTTGGTAGTGGAAACCGTGATGCTCTTATTCTGAATGGCGGCTTCTATGAGGGTGTGTCCCATAATGGTTCGACCGAGCATTTCACTGGTTACACCCATTGCGCGGTTCTTTTCATAGTTAGTAAAGTATGGCTCTTTCATAAACCAAGTACCACCAACAGCTGTAAACCGTACGTCAACCTCCGTGCGTTCTTTTACGAAATCCTCATATAGTTTCGGATCAATCCAAGAGCTTCCGAGGGTAAAGTCAATCAAATGCGCAGGAATTTCCATAGGCATAACCTCCTGCAATGCCCTGATGTTACGGTCAAATTTCCCATTCTCGTTGTTTTCCTTTGCTTGACGGAGTTTTTCGCGGATATTTCCACTCAAGTACTGATACGATGCTTCCATCTGCCGGGTTACAGGGTTCTCGAAGCCATAACCACTTTCGATTATTTCATTCTTCACATCCTCGATACCTGTACCAAGTTGTTCCGCGATGTATGGTACATCAACACGACCGAATTTGAAGATACTTGCAATAATACCGTCCTTGATATTGGTTGGAGTAGGCTCTTTCTCTTTTTCAACAACACGCTTGCTAAATATATCGGTCTTGTCAAATTTCTGTACCCGGTTCCCTTTTTCATCTGCCGTTTCTTCAAACTTTTCAAGAGCGAACACATTGGCATAGTCCACATCATTACGGAGGAATGCAATGGCTGTGTTCTTGTTGAAGTGTCCGTATGTGGAAACAAAATCATCGTATGCCTTGTTGAGTTTGTCAAGCAAGGGCTTCAGTCCCTCATCACTTTCGTTCTCGGTCTGATAGGAAAGGACTTCCGCAAGGGCTTCCTTGATGGCGGTGTACGCCTCGAAGCATTCCACTTTCGTATGTCCTTTTACCTTATTGGCATTCACATCGAGAGGTTGTGCGCTTGCGGTTGAGTTGATGTACAGCTTTCCGTCTTTGACAAACACTTCGCCAATCTTCTTGCCGGGCATTGCATCAGTGACAAGTTCTGTGTTGCGTTCGCCAAATTCCTCTGCACTGAATGAACGGACAAACTCCGATAACATATCTTCCTGCTTCTTGTCCTGCTTAGGATATAAGCTCTTGCTTGTCGGGCGGAAAGTGTCGCCATTCTCAAATGCAAAATGCATTTCACCTGCCATATTTTCGGGATGTTCAATGAAATATCGGTTGTAGTCCATCGAAAGTTGCTTGATGACAGGCGTTTCCTTGCCCTTGACCTTGCGTGTTTCTCCAGTGTCGTACTCCGTCATACGTTCTCCGCTCACATCGCTTACATCAATGGCATGGACAGACTTCTGTCCGTTCACACGCTTGCGAATAACAACGATGTCAGAGGTTACTCCGGTGCCGCCGAAAGTCTTGTTGTGCATACGGAAAGCACCCACGAAGTCTGAACCTCCCTCGCTCACAATCCAGTCACGGAGTTTCTTGCTGTTGTCAAGCGTACCGTTGGACGTGATAAAAATGCCTAAACCGCCCTCACGCAGTTTGCGCACATTCTTTGCTATACAGAAATCGTGTATATTGTGGAATTTCTTCGACAAGTCTTTGTCACCCGTGATATCGTTTACACGGAGTCCGGTAACGAACGGAACATTGGTAATAGCCAAATCCACACTGCCGTTAGGTATGCGTGTCTGCTCAAAGCCCTGTATTTCCACTTTGGCATCAGGATAAAGGAGCGAGAGAATACCGCCTGAAGTTCCGTCAATCTCTATGGCATGGATATCGCTACGCTCACTGATGTTTGTAGGCATCTGTCCCAAGATATTGCCGATACCGGCAGAACCTTCAAGAATGTTTCCACCGTTGAAGCCCATTTGTTTGGCAATGTCCCAAAGCGTATCCACAACGTAAGCCGGAGTGTAATAAGCACTATTTGCACTCATTACAGCCTCTTTATACGCCTTTTCGCCAAGCAATTCACGGAGCCTCTTTGCAATGGGGTTAGGAGCATACGATGTACCTTCGTTGAAAGCCTTACCCAAACCGCCCCAGCCGCTGAACTTGCGAAGGGTTTGCATCTGTTTTTCTGTAGCCTGTTCGCCACTTTCAAGCAACAGGTTTGCAAGCTCGATAGCCTTGATGTTGGCTTCGATACGTGCATCTACCGATGTCGGAGCATGGTCTTTGCCACGTTCAGAATGATTGTTGCGGATGTTCTTTTTTTCTTCTATGGCATCTGAAAGTCGAGGTCGCACAGCCCTATCAACTGCATCGCCTGTTCCTTCTCTTTCGTTGTCAGTTCCTCTACCGGCTTGTTGTTCGTTTTCGCCACTTGTTTCAGTGCCTCTTGATAATCCTTGCCCGTGTCGATTACCGTTGGTTGACAATCCTTCGGGGCGAACTGCATCATTTCTTCGTAATCCATCTTTGTTATTAGTTTCGTTATTATCAAATTGATTGTCAAACAAATCTAAGCTGTTTGATTTACGCGAAATTACTGTTTTTTTCTCAACCTTTTTGCGCGTCGAACGAGTTTTCTTTATACGTTCTTCGGCAATTTCAACTTCCTTGTTTACTTCAGCTTCTCTCGCAATGGTTTCAGTAGTCGCAAAAATGTCAATGCCAGGTTTATCAAAATTGGTTACATCAAATGCCTGAACTTCATCGTAAGAAGACATTTCTTTGTTCAAACCATTTTCTAAAACTTCGGGCAGGTCCCTTGCGCCATTATAGAACGCTTTGAGATATGGACGTATGGCATCACCCAAGTCAGCAATCATGGCCGTTGCATACTCGGCAAACTTTCGCGATCCTTTCTCCAAATGATACACTGCCATTTCCGTACCGATTGCAAGTATCTCTGGATCTATGCCGATATTCATTTGACCGAGAAGTTTCTTGCGCATACGCTCGCGAAGCTCAGCGTACCGTTCATCGGTAACAAGACGGTTGCCGCTCGGATTATTTTCCGACTTAGGCTCTTGCTTTACGGTTTCTGCTTTTTCTGCACGTGCAATTTCCCTAATCTTGACCTTGTTTTCAAGAATAGTTTCAACAGCATCACGCAGCTCCTGATCGAAATTCTTAGGATTGCGCACAATCTCCAACATTTCTTCAGGACTGTTTGCTGTGTAATTGAAACGTCCATCCCCAATAGGGATAGAGCCGCTCACGTCATCACGCTTCAATGTGGTATATCCTGTTTCCTTGTCAACAGAAACAGAGTATTGCCATACAGGGGTATATTCCTGTTTTTCCTCTTGCTTCTGTATTTTCGCCTGTGGAGACTCTGCAAACTGCACATCACCGTCATTGACCTTAGACAAATCGGACAGGGATAATGGGGGTTGTGATTGTGCATCTGTGGCGTAGTCAACCAATCGTCTGGCATCTTCTTCACTACGCATCATAAATCCACGTTTTTCTCTATCCCACCAGCCTTTCATCTCTTTGGCGAACATGGCTGTGTGCTTCTGAACTTCCTTGCGCAATTCCGACTGAAATTTTACAAGGTGCATGTCCAATACCTTGCCTCGCTTGGTAGTGTATTGTGCCGGCTCAATAGTGTATCCATTGCCGGAGACAGAAGATTCCGCTTTTTGAGGAACGTCTTCTGTCTTTACACTCTTATATTCTGCAAACGCTTTTGTCTTGCGGTGGCTGCTACCTATCCACTTCTCGAAATCCTCCAAGTTTACGGCAGTTACCACCGTCTTGTGCTTCTTCGCCCAATTTTTGTCATAGTTGGCAAAATAAGCCGTCTCGGCATCGGCCGCCTCATTGAAGCCAAGCATTACCTTATGCTCGTCAAAGCTGCCGTCCTCGTTGTATTGATCCACCACAAACGCTTTTCGACCGTTCCACCCATCAATATCATCAGATAGGAACACATCTATATGGTCGCCGTCCACGCCCTCCGTACCACGAATGTAGCCGTAGGTGTTCTGCATGGTCGTTTCCCACTTCTTGCCATTAGCATCCACGCCACTACGAACAGAACCTTTCGGTTGCTCGATGCTAATATCAAATGTACCTACACGTACATGCCCTTTCTTGTAATTGCCGGCTTCTTTCTGGGCTTCGGTAGGATTTATATCGGTATTTGCTTCGGCATCTGCAATTTTTTCACTTAACTCACTGTTATTACGGAAAGAATGAGTATCTTTGTTTTCAGAAGCATTACTCTCTTGCGTAGGAAGGAGGTCCGGCACATCGTCTCGATGTTCAGCTAAGCGCCATTCAGAGCTGTTGGAGAGTAATGCTTCTCTTATATAGAGCACACCGCTTTCCTGTAAGGCTCTTTTGACTTTGTTCTTGTTCATATAGTGACTGCTTACAGACACTTCCATCCCGTCCTGCTTGACAGTAATAGAGGCATAGAACTTAACCTTCTCTCCATTCCTGTTGAATGTCTTGATAAACAAAAAGCTGCTTCCTCTCTCTGCGTTTCCGTCTTTCGCTTCGCTTGCCTCCTCTATAATCACATCCGGATTAGACAATGTAGGACCAACCATACCGAACTCCTTGGTACGCTTTTTCTCAAAGAATTTAGTGATCTGGTTTCCTCCCATTTTCACAGATCCTATGGGGGTGGCAATAAAATTGTTCTCGTCGAATGTTTCAGCCCAAGTCTCAGGAGTAAGTTCTTTCTCACTCGATATTTCTGCTGCAGACTCCATGCGAGACAAAAGCAAATCCGCCTCTTCTCCACTTAATCCTTGCGGCTTTGACACAGGACCCTGTTGAGCCTCATCCGCATATCTTCTTCCTACGGCTTCATCTCCTGCGCCCTCTTGTGCAGCTCCATCCGCGTTACGGATACCGTTATCAACTCCCGGATGTTCTGTTTCAATTTCACCAGTTCGCCCGGTCGGTACAGATTGTTCTCCTTGCAATAACTGATCGCCTCTTTCGTGTAGACTGCCAGTTCTTCTTTCGTCATCTCGTTCAATTGTTTCATCTGGATTATTTTTATTTTCCGCTAAGATAGCATCTATCTCAGAGAGTTCTTCTTCGATGTCTCTTATTTCATCAGCAATTTCCCCGCTGACGTATTCGACCGTCTCATCTGTGAGAGTTTGAGCCTGCCTACGCAGATCCTCTTCGTAGGATTCGTAGTCCTCCGGCGAGAGATGGTAGTTCTCTTCGCACCAGCGGGCATATTCGTTATATTCTGCCTGCCGCATCTCTTCGGCTTTCGCTTCGCGGCGGCTCTTGATGTAATTGATCAGATCGCCACGGGTACGCGCCGTCGAGAGCACCTCAATAATAGCATTACGACCGGCATTCGGATCATTCTGGTCAAAGAAATTAGTGCCGTTCTCCAAATCTGCCTGCATCAGGATTTCGCCGGCACGCTCTATCGATACGCCACCTTTATCTTTCCCGGCAAACAATCCAAACAGCGAACGGGATTCAGATATACGTCCTCCGGTTTCACGTCGATAATCATCCTGCAGCAACTTTATAGAACCATTGGCCAGCATTTGCGCAGCCAGTTCCTCCCCGCTTTGTGGTGCAGTATTACGCATTAAATTAATGGCAGCTTCTTCACCCGGTTTCACACGGGCATCCTGCAATTTTGATTTAATATCTTCCCAATAGCTCTTTTCTTGTTCGATAGGCTTCCGCCCTTCTTCCCACTCTTTTTTTCTGGCTTTATAACCGTCTATATCAAGCTCCATCACAGGAGCCTTTTTGCCCGACTCGGTTAAACGCCTTTCTGCATCAGAAATATGATTATTTACAAACTGGTCCACTTCTTCAAGTGTCAGGGAACCGTCAAGAAGAGCATCTAAAGTATCACTAATTTCCGCCTGATGATAAATAGGATTACCAGCCTCGTCCATGGGAATAGATGATTCTGGAGTATTTGACTCTTGGTTAATCGGAATTTCCGTCTGGGATGCTGGTAAAATAACATTTTCTTCGGCAGAACTATCCACATCTGGCGTGACAGTCCGGTAAAACGCTTCCAGATCTGCCAATTCCTGTTTTTTTACACGTATTTCATCCCGCAACGATGCACGTTCCCCACCCGATGCTTTCTCAATCCGGGATTCTGACTTGGATATTTCACTTCGTTTATTCTCTATATCCGCACGCAAATCTTCAAGAGCCATCTGAGGAGATTCGGAAAGGGACGTATATTCATATTGCTGCTGTGGAGTCATGGCCTTATAGTCGATCGTCCCGTCATTTCGTTTGGGCAACGATGCGACAACACTCTCCAACGTCTTTTCCGGCACATTTTCTAACACTCTGCTGTCTCCATCCGTTGAAGAATCCTCATTTTGGGTTTGATTTTTTGACATATTGTCAATAATAGAATCCACCCCTATTTCTTCCGTCATGCCATCAACTTCAACGATAACACCTCCATCATCGCTCATCTGCTGCACTATCCCTTGACGACCGCCCACCAAATTCACCAAATCGCCAGGATTAAACATCACCAGCTGCATATCTGCTGCTTCGGACTCCATCTCTTCTTGTGCAATCACTTCGCCGGGGACCGTGTTTATGATATCGGCATATAATTGCTCAACTGGATACTGTTCGATCAAACTATCGAACATTTCAGGTCGTCCTTGCTGGACTTTGCCATTTTCATCAAGATAATACAAAATATCATCCGACTGTTTTGCATCCACCAATCCTTCTTCGTCAAAAACAATATTACCGCCTGTTATATAAACCGGCTGGTCTGAAGAAGGAAATTTGACTGTAACAACTTGCCCCATGTCTTTATTGGCCGTTCGGCCAATATCATCCATACGGCGTCTTGTTTCTTCGTCAATACGCGACTGCACATAGTCTACATATCCGTTATAATTCAGCAGATCAACCGTGTATTGTTCAAGTTTTCGCTTTTCCTCCGGATTCAAGTTCTTAACCGATGCAACATTATCAATAAAAGATTGTATTGATTTCGGATTTTTCAATCGATTAACGATCGCGTCATTGAACTTTTCCACATCTTCATGCAGGATTTCCCCGGCGAAAGTTGAAGATTCTTTATATCTATTCGTGATCTGCCGTTTTTGATAAGCACTATATCCTTTAGCTGCACCAATAAAAGGAGAAAACTGTGCACCCCCCATTGAACCAGCAACACCGGCATCAAGCATCGTTTTAAATATGTTGTCATTACGCTCTACACCTGTTAATCGGTCTATCGCATAACCAGCAAGAGCATTTCCTGCCTCTTCCAAGCCTTCTGAGGCTATCGGCATTGCAAACCAATGTTTCCCCTCAAAAGAGGCTATCTTATCAAGAAAATTCTTCTTTACAAGATTGGCGGCAGCCTCACGACCACTCTTCTGTAAGATATTTCTTACTGTACGGCCCTTCATCCCCGCGCCAAAAACTTCAGACAAACTTTCGGCCGCACCCGTTCCAATCGCATTAGCCCATTTTAAAGTTTCGCCCATTTCTGGATTTTCCCGGCTCAATTCGTCATATTTGTCAGAAGCAGTAGTAAGCCCTGCTGCAACAAGTCCCGCACCACCTGTTGCAGCAATAGCAGTAGAAGTCGCAGCAGATTCGGCTGCATCCAAAAAAGCTGAACCGAACGCCCCTTGATAATCGCCCTCGCTCCATAGGTCTGAAAAACTTTTTCCTTTATAGCGATCCGACCGTTCATGCATATCTTCTGCGAACGCTTCTGCGTTTTTAGAGAGTCTTTCTAAACCAGCATTCTTATCTGGAATATGAGCAATCATGCCAAGCCCAGGAATAGTACCCGCAAGAGACTGTGCAGCCGCACCAGCTGCCCCTTTAGTATGCTCATTTGCCCAATCCACAGCAGATTCGACAGGGGTAGTGATCTTTTTCAGTAAATTGGTAGAAGAGCCTACCAGACGGCCAGCGCCAGCAGCAAGACGTTCGCCAAAATCCCCAAAGAAATTATCCGTATCTCGCATCTCATCTACGGAGATATCCGGCTCTGGATGTTGCTGCATGAATATATCATATTGTGATGCCTTGACACGATACGGCTTATCCGGCCTCTCAATTACTGTCACAGCATCTGGATATTCCGATGCAAAATCAGGTATATATTCTGGGGAGACATCATACTTAACCCCCTTGTTTTCAAAAATAGGCATAACTTTATTTGCTTTTCGGTTTATACTTAATCACTTCTTGTTCCGGACTGAAATCAACAACCTCTTTTCCATTCAAGTATTCAGGAGGACGATACGGCCCGCTATACTCCTGTTTTGGTAAAAATCGCTGTAAATATTCATAAACGGTCTGCTGTGTATCTTTCGGCTCATATGCCCCGTTTATAATCGACTCCAATTCATCCTGTAACTCTGGAAAATCCTTTATCTTCCTTTTCACAATAGATAGCATCTTAGTTGACTGATCTCCACCTTCACCCATTTGCATTTTTATGTCGTCAACTGTACGCCTGTCATTAGGATTAGAAGCTATTATTTCCTGCATCCTATTGTATAAATACCCAGCTACCGCGGTTGCTTCGTCTTTAGGTATCACTGTTTTTCGCCCATTCTGGCCAATCAAATAATCGAACTTATCTTTTCCATTCTGACTTGCCGCAATCCTCTGCTGCTGGAGTTTTAGCATCGCTTCTCTATATTCGGCAGTCTTTTTATTCTCCTCCGCCCGCAATCGAGCATTTTCAGCATCTTTCTGTATCTGCCTGTTTATATCCGCCAGTTTAATCTTTGTATTAGTATCAAACTTATGCTTCTCCCAATCGGCATTAGCTTTTGCAGCAGCATCGGCCCTTTCATTTTGATAATCCTGTAAGCGGGCATTAAGAAGAGCATTATCGAACCGGACGCTATCTGCCCGCTGAAGATCTTTCAGTCTTTGCAATCTTGCGTCAGCTATGCTTGTGTTCGATTGAGGCTGGTCAAATATCCTACGACCGGCTACACCAGTCGCAAGATTGACACCTAACCCCAATATATCCGATAACATCCCAAGTTTTTTCTGTCGTTCCGCTTCAGCGACCTCTTTTTCATACGAGCGTGGCCTGCCGTACTG